TAGTAGATTAAACCGATTGGGAATCAGACGAAATAGATTTTGATAAATTTGATGAAATTCAAAGGGGTAGTTTTGCCTTTAATTTGAATATTTTAATTGAAAAATATAAGTTTTTAGTTAATATAATTGAAAAGAAACAAGGTGTAGTACACAACTTAAATTATTTAAGTGAACACGATGAATTAACTGGTTGTTATAATAGAGTTAAATTAGATAAGAGGAAACATAGATATGAAAATGCTTATACAACAACTGTTATTTATATTGATGTAAATAATTTAAAACTAATGAATGATACATTTGGTCACGAATCAGGAGATGCTATTTTAAAAAGAGCATCAAAACAATTAGGATATTGGTTAATATACGGAGATTTATATAGACTTGGTGGAGATGAATTTATGATAGTTATTCTTGATAAAGAAGAAGACGAAATTTCAACTCTATTAGATACTTGGTATAAAAATTTAAATATTTTAAATAGAGAGAAAGACGGATTTATTTGTAATTTATCTTATGGAACAGCATCTAAAACAAAATCTCAAAAAATTAGTTTAGAAGAACTAATAGCAGACGCAGACAATAAAATGTATGAAATGAAGAAAAAACTAAAAGAGAATAATTATATAGTTTAAGAAAGGAATTTATTATGAAAAGAAAACTAATTATAACACTTTGTATTTTATCTATTTGTAGTTTGGTCGGTTGTAATAAAGAAGAAACTACTACATCAGAAGTTACAACTGAAACAACTGAAATTGAAACAACTGAAACTACTACAGAAGAAGTAGAAGAAGAAACCGAAGAAATTTATGAGTATAATTTAAGAAAATATGATGTTAGAGCAGATAAAAATGCAGAAGAATGTAATAATTATGTAGCAGATTTTTTTGAGGGTAAATTAGTTGATACCAAAACTATTGATGGTACTGATTATTATTTAGATGAAAATACAAATATTCATCGGTATGCAGAGGGTTGGGATGGTTCAGAAATGGACTTATTAGCCTTAACTTGTGAAAAAACAAATATTACTGATTTTAATTATATGAAAATTGAAAACAATATTTTATTTGTTGTGGATAGTAATGGAAATTATTATATTAGCAAAATTGACGATATTTCTAATTTAGAAACACCTTTTACTGAAATTGCAAAAGGTAAATTTACATTAAATGTTAGTGTTGCTAGTGTTTCTATTGCAGAAGATGAAACTATCACTATGACTTTAATTGATTTAGACAATAAGAAATATATTGATATTATCAATAAGGAAGTAGAAATTGTTGAAGAAAAAGACACAAAGAAATCTAATAAAGAAGAAACAGAAGAAACTACAGAAGAAATTGTTATTGAAAAAATAGATGATAATGAATATTGGCATTTAAACAATAAAACATCATTAGATGTGTCAGTTATGTCCCAAGTAAATACTTGGTTTTTAGACGGAGATAATTATTTGCATATTTTAAATGATGAAAATGTATTTATGGAATTAAAAAATATTAAAATGAAAGCCTTAATTGGAGAAAATGATAATGAAGAAGATTTATATTGTTATGCAATAGGAGAAGATAATACTATTTATGTGTTATCTAATACTGAAAAAGTGGTAGAAGAAATTGTTGATGAAGAAAATATTGAAGAAGAAACTACTGAAAATGTAGAAGAAACTGATGTAGAAGAAGAAACAGTTGGAGAAATTCCTTTTGATATTTCAAATTCTACTATTATTATAGGTACAATTAAAGGTATTGAGGGAGAAATTGAATTTTTCACTACATTTGAAGATAACATAATTATTAAAACAACTGAAAATTGTTATTCTATTGATAAAGATTTGACTATTTCCTTTTATAAAAAATATAATGGTTATGATAACATCATTCAAATTTATCAAAATAGATTTATCACAGACACTAATTTATATAAAATTTTAAACTAAAATGGTTTACATAATATTGAAAATAACCATAGGTTTACATAAGAAATTTACATAATTCTTATTCGTGTTTACATAATATTATGCGTTAGTTTACATAATGCTAATTTCCCCAAAACGCCCTATTTTCAAGGGTTTTGAGCGAAAAAAATTTTTAAAATTTTCAAAAAATCGTTTACAAATATTGGTCTTTTTGCTATAATGATTAATGTAATCAATGAGTGAGATTACAAAAAATGTTTTGCAAAACACCACAGTAAAAGAAAAATGTATGAGCGTAATGGAGGAAAATTTTTTTATGAAGAAGAATGTAATTTTAAATGTATCAAGTTTTGTAATGTTAATTATTAGTGTGGTGCTTTTTGCATTGTCGACAAGTACGATTGCACACGCAGAGATTGATAATGAACCGAAGTATGATGTAGTTGTAGATTTGGAATCTTTAGACGGAACTAATTTAGTTCAGTATTCAAATGAAAATAATGTTCCTATATATGACGGATATACAACTAGATGTGTTGTAAAGCATTATTCTAGTAATGGAAATGGATTTGAAGAGTTTCATTCAACAACAATGGATTATCAGTACATCGAAGAAATTAGTGAGAGTAAGTGTACTGTTGCTGGTGGAGTATTAGTACCAGAAGATTCAAAAGGTTATTATATGACCCTTGAATATACAGTTATTGATGAAAATAACAACATTATCGAACAGAAAATTATTGGTTCGGACAAGGTAACACTTTAAAAAACACACATAAATACATATATTATAAAAGGCACTTTATAAGTGTCTTTTTTAATGGGGGAAATTAAATGAATATATATGAAGATTTTAAAATTATTAAAGAAGAAAGACTAGAAGATAAAAGTCAATTTTATTTATATGTATTGGAAAATTCACAAGGCAATATAAAAATAGGAAAATCTTCTAATATAAAGGAAAGAATTAAAAGTTTATCTAATAGTAATAGTGGGGGCAATAAATTGATTAGAGTTGCAATAAGTCCACCTACATATATTACATTTTTAGAAAGAACTTTACACGAACATTATCATACTTATAGATTAGATGGAGAATGGTTTGATGGACATAAAATATCCTTTGAAGATATAGTTGAATTTATTGATACAAAAATATTTAATGACGGTTTTCAAGCAAGAGATTTACGATATAAGAAAATTGTAGAAGATAAAATTAAAAAACAAAAGGCATTAAATGATAAAAGACAGAAATTATTAGAAGAACAAGAATTTATGGATAAATTCAAGGAATAACTATTTAATTATACGAAAAAGATAAAAATTTTTCACTTATAGTGTGAACAAATTTATAAAATTTAGATATAATACATATAGCAAAGTGAGAGATATATCTTATCTTTGTTTAGATATGAAATTATTTAAGGAGGAAATACAAATGTTTAATACTTTTATTGAAGAACTTTTAAATCTTGAAAGAGCAAGAATTAAGCCAGTTATTACTGATGAAATTTGTATCATTGTAGATGATAGGGGTGCTAGAAGAGTTTGCAAGTGTGAGAAAAAGGCAGAACCTAATAAAGTAGAAAACAAGATACTTAAAAAGGTAGATAAGGTTATTTTCAAAGACCCTGTAACAGTAGTATTTTGGAAAGATGGTACAAGAACAACTGTTAAGTGTACTGGCGATGAAAAGTATGACCCAGAAAAGGGGTTTGCTATGGCAGTATTAAAGAAATTACTTGGTAATAAGTATGATTACTATGTAGATGTTCAGGAAGTAATTTCTATGTTCTCAAAGGTAGACGAGCCTACTACTGAAAAGGTAGAAACAAAGGCAGAAACAAAGTCTACTGAAAAGACAACAAAGAAAACTGCTACAAAGACAGCAACAAAGTCTTCAACAACAAAGAAGAAGTAAATAATAAAGAGTAATGTTTGCATTTTTTGGTGTGAACATTACTTTTTATACAATTTTTCTGTTTACAAAATGAATATTTCGTGTTATAATAAAAATATATTAAACGGACAGTTTACATAATATATTAACACGGAGGGAAATTAAATGATGAACAGAATGATTAAATTAGGAAACAGAGTTAGAAATATTACATTTGGAATGGGTGTAGTTGGTATCTTTTTGTTTGGTATGTCATTAGACACAGAGGGCATTTTCTATAAATATATTATTGTTGGAATGATTATTTCATTATTATTATTTATAGTTGCTTTTATTATTGATAGAGTGATTTATTGTATATCAAACAATTCATATGATTATGATACTACTGATTATAATAAATTGTGTATCGAAATGGATAATTTAGACGGATATTATAATTGGTTACATATAAATAATTATAGAGATACTGAAAAAGCCTATGATTTCTATTGTAATAACATAATGTAAGATATAAATAGGAGAAATAAAAATGGATATTAAAGATGCAAAGCGAGAAGTAGCAGACTCTTATAAAATGCTACAACCAATTATTGATGAAATTGTCAAGAAACACTCAAAAGAAATTGATGGTATTATCAATAAAATCAAGAAAAATTTAAGTAATCTTACTAATAAAGAACTGCAAGATTTAATGTTGCAATTAGGTGTAGAAACATATTACTTCTCTTATTATAAGGATATGTCAATTTTGAAACAAGAAATTGCATTAGCACTTGTAAAGAGTTCACAAGCAGAGGTATATAATAGTACAACAGGAACACAACAGGCTAGAACTAATCAAGCATTAGTTGATACAGTAGATAAGCAAATTGTAAATGTATTGTATAATGCGATTTCTAATAATATGAAATCAAAACTTGATGAAGCACATAGAATGTGTAACATTTTGTCTGGAGTTCTAATCAGTAAGAACGCAGAAGCAAAACTGAAAGGAATTAAAGACGATGGATATGACAAGCAAGGACAAGCCGATTTATACAATGACGGTGCTACAGAAAATTGACCGATTTTATGTCAATAAATTGGAATGGCTACCTGAATTTGGAGATAGAAGATGTGTTGGGTATTATTATGATTTAAATGACGCAATCAATTCAGTTATCCACAATAATCAAGATATTTATGAGGATATGTATGAATATTGTATCGTGGAAGAAGTTCCACAAGGTATCTGTAAACATACTCCAAACAGATATTTATTCAAATGGGTAGAAGATAAATATGTTCAAATTGATGAACCTATTGAACTAAATAAACTAACCAACTTTAGTATTGGTTAAATTAAGTGCTATTTAATTATACAGACAGTATAGTTTTAAATATGTAAGATATAAAAGAGAAAAGGAGAAAACGAAAATGGCAAGTGTATTAGACATTGCAAAAGGAATTAACAAAGCGTGGAAGAATGAAACTATTACATCAGGAGATGTACTTCCAGAATGTAAGAGATTTTCAATGGGAACTTTGAGTGCTGATTATGCACTTTATGGTGGTCTTCCAGAGGGAAAACTTATTGTTTATGCAGGAGAGAGTGGTTCTTGTAAGTCACTTTTGGCTTGTTTGGCTATGGCACAGTATCAGAAGGAACATCCTGATAGAACTTGTGTATATGTAGATGCCGAAGAAACACTTATTGGACAGATTGAATGGTTTAGTAAGATGACAGGTCTTATTGTAAATGACCCTAACAAGTTTGTTCGTTATGATTGTTCTGGTAAGTCAGCAGAAGAAATTTTTGACGATATTGTAACCATTCAGAAAGCAGATAATATTGGTATGATTATTATTGACTCTGCCCCTATGTTACTTTCACAGGCAGATATTGATAATGAGATTGCAAAGGATAATGGACAGAGAGCATCTATTGCAAAGTCAATGGGTAAATTCTTAAAGTTTATGGTCCCTGCTATTGCAAAGGCTGGAAATCCTTTACTTATTATTAATCATACTCGTGTTGCTGGAACAACATTTACAGGAGCAAAGATTTATACAGAGCCTTGTGGTTACGCATTGAATTTCTATCCTTGTATTAAGGTTAGATTTGCAAATCGTAAGTTTACAAAGGGAGATAAGTTAGATTTATCTGCATCACAGACAGATGCCGATACTGATGGAATTTGTGCAACTTTCTCTGTTACAAAGAATAGATTAGGTGCATTAAATAGAAATGGTGCAAAGATTATCTTTAGATTTGAAACTGGTCTTGATACATTAACAGACCTTATTGAAATCATTACAAAGTATGAAATTGCAAAGAAATTAACTTCAATGACTTGGCAGTTAGTAAATCCTATTACAGGAGAAGTTTATTATGATAAGGAAACTGGCGAGGAATTAAAGTTTGCTGGTAAGCAGAAGATGATTGATTATATTCGTGACCACGATGAATTTAGAGCAGAATATGAAAAGGCTGTTTCTGATTATATCAATCATTCAAAGAGAGATATTTCACTTATTGATGAAGAAGATTTAGCACAGATTTTGGCTATGGAGAAAAATATTGAGGGTAGTGAAGAGTGGGATAGTGAAACCACAGAAACCACAGAAGATACTACCGAAGATACAAATGGAGATAGTGAAGAGTAATGGAATTTAGACAACATAGAGATACTGGTGGTAAAAAACCAACTCGTTTTTATTCCGATAGACAAGAAAAAACAGTTGCAAAGGCTATTAGGGGTAGACAAACCTCTAATAGTGGTGCAACACCATATGATAAGGGTGATGTAACAACTGATAAGGTTTTAGTGGAATGTAAAACAAAAACAACTGAATCTAAATCTATCTCTATTCAAAAAGAATGGTTAGATAAATTAAGAGAAGAATCTATTTTTATGAAAAAGCCATTTTATACATTAGTATTTAATTTTGGTGGAAATACAGATAATTATTATGTAATTCCTGAAAACATATATCTTCAATTACTAGAAAAGATAAATAATGGAGAAATAGAATAATGTCAATGGGTATTTATAAAATAACTAATATTATAAATGGAAAATTTTATATAGGAAGTTCAGTACAAATTGAAATTAGAATTAAAAACCATTTTAAGTTATTGGAACAAAATAAACACCCAAATCCATATTTACAAAATTCGTATAATAAATATGGAAAAAATGCTTTTATTTGGTCTATTTTAGAATTAACAAATGAAGAAAATTTAAGAATAATTGAAGATAATTATATAAAATCAACTAAATGTTATGAACGAAATGTTGGATATAATATTGCTAAAGGGGCTATTAAATCTGGTAGAGATTATTTTACAGAAGAAACTATTAAAAAATTACAAAAACCAAAATCAGAATTAGCAAAACAACATATGAGAGATGCAATACAAAAACGAGGTGGACATCACGGAGTTAATAATCCTAGATATGGAAAAACTTGGTCAAATGAGTGGAAAAAAGAACAGTCAAAAAGATTATCTAATAATCCTAAAATTTTAAACTCACCTAGATTTTTAGGACATAAACATTCAGAAAGTAGTAAACGAAAAACTAGACAAAAATTTAGAAATAATGCAATACAAAAATTAACAAATTTTAATATAAATTTATTAAATAGTGATTGTTGGTTGTTTACTACTAATAATAGAGATAAAAATAAATCGTCAGAGGTTAAAATTTTAAAAAATAAACTTGAAATATTTATGGATGATTGTATTGCTGATAATAAATATGGTGCTTTTGTAGTACCTTTTAACAATACAGAAAAGACTAATGTATATATTGTTGACGAGGCTACTTTTATTGAAATGAAAGAGGCATTAGAAGAAAAAAAATTCATAAGGGGGGGGAATTTAATATGACTACAAAAACTATTGTAGAAGCCATATTATATTTAAACCCTAATACAGAAAAATTATTCAGAGCGTCACACATTCTATCAGAAGAACGAAATTGGAAAGCTACACCACACCCAGAATTACCTTTTATAAATGCTTTTAAAAATCCTAAATTTTTAGTATTTGTATCAACACAAATACATTTATATTTAATAGGAGATGTAATAAAAGCAAAAGGTAGGGGAAGTGTATATAATATTTTAAATTTAGAGGGTTTTACTGCTAATCATATGACATTGGGAAAAACCGACCTATTAAAAGAAATAAAAGAAACTCTAAAAGAGCCATTGTATTTACCACATAATACAATGGATAGAATTATTTATATGACCGATGAAGAACTATTTATTTTTAATAGAATGGAAATGAAAAGTACAAATAAATATAAATTCTTTGGTAAATGGCATACTACAATGGGTGCTAATATTTACGATATGAATAATAAAATTTTTAACACTAAAGCAGAAGATATTGTAAAAGCAATTTTTAGTGAATTTTAAAAGGGAGGTTTACATAATGTGGAATGACGATTGGCGAGAAGAATTAGAAAAGGATTATTATGATTGTTATATAAGACTTTGTGAATGTAGAAATACTAAAAAAGATTTAAAAATCTTAACAAAGTTATTATATAAATATAATTCGTCTAAAACAAAAGAACAATGTTTAGATAGAATAATTGCTTGGGTAACTGATTGGAATAATCAAGTAAATTTAGTTCCTGACGATGACGAGTATAAGAAATTATTAGAATGTTTATAATAACTCAAACGATTGAGTTTTTATATAGTAGGGTAATAGTATGACAATATCCGATTTTAAGCGTGTGTGTTAGCACGAAATTCAAAGTGAATGGTTGTCAAATTTTCTAAATAAAAGGAGAAAAAATTATGAGTATGGATGTTACAAATACAACACAGAACACAAAGGTAGACGATGATATGAAGGCTTTTCAGGCAGACCTTGCAAGAGAAGAATTTATGCACCGTGTAGAAACAGGGGCTTTAACTCCAGAGGAACAGGCAGACTGGGATGAAATGATGAGTTAAATTAAATCTGCCCCTAGAAAAGAGGTAGGACAATGGCACAATTTGATGCAACAAGCAATATCCCTGTAGAAAGACAGATTAAATTCCGTGCTACAGGAGATAGAATTTGGGATATGGATGAACTTCCATTAACAAGAGTTCATAGTGGGGATATGGATAATGGAAATTTTGTTTCATTTTTAGAAACTAACCCTACTATTAAGAAACAAATGTTACAAAAATACTGTAAGTATAACTTTGAAAAAGTATTAGAACAGAAGATTTTTGGACAAGATGTTACTGACGATGAATTAAGAAATATAAGTTTTATGCTTACAATTTATGATGCTTGTATTACAGTTCTTCGTGGTGGTGGTATTCTTTGTAGTACCGATGAAATGTATTTTGCAGCACTTGTAAATTACAACTGTTCAAAGGGAACAAGCAAAAATCGTATTCGTTCTTATGCAGCCTTAATGGAAATTAAACAAAGTGAAATGGCAGCAGGAGATGGTTCATTAAATTATAGTGAATATTTAATTATGGGTACAAATGGAGATTTTGATAATGAATATGTATCAATTAAACTTCCTACCAATAATGCGTATTCTTCTGATATTATGCTTGAATTACCTATTATTAAGTGTAGATTTGGTAGATTTAGATTTGCTACCGAGCGTATTCCAGGTATGATGAGTTGGGCTGATGACCCAGATAAGACAAAATTAACAGTTCCCCCTCATATTTGGATGGAAATGATTAAAGAAGGTGTATCTAATAGACTTACTGCTAAATTCTTTAACGGAGAGGCAAAGAGTTTGGCTAAAATTGTTGATTTAGACACTAAATATGTTGATGAAGTTTGTGATATGAATGATTTTAGAGTTGCATTAGCATTTATTAACGCATATCAAATGGAAATCAATGACGATAATGAACTTGAACTTCATAACACAAATGAATTGCCTGACATCAATAAAGTAAATTCATTAAAGTGGGTTGAAATTAGAGAAGGTTCAGGTAGATGGGCATTAGCATCAAACACATTCTATGTAGTTAAATTAATTGGTACAACTATTCAAGTTAGAATGTATCGTTAATAAAAAATAAATGACATATCTAGGTATTTACATAAAAAAATATCTAGGTATGTCACTTTGTCTATGAACAGAATTAACAATTATTGTTATAATGATATATAGGAGATTTATTTATGGCAAGAAAAGGAACAAATGACCAACAACATATAATTGATGCTTTAATGACAAAAAATTATAAATATGTTTGGGAACAAGTTAAATATATTGGATATTTAAAAGTTGCAGACATAAATACCAGATATATGATTTTTTGTGATATAGTAGAAGAATTTGATTATGTAAAAAACAATAATTTCATTTGTTTTTATACAACTCGATTAGGATATTATACTGCTGACGAGTGTTCTACATATTATGTATCAAGAAATAGAAATGTAATTAACAATTTAAAATCCGAAAATATATCTCCAACAGAATGTAAGAAATCAAAAATCACAAGACAGTTAAAAGATTGGAGTAATTAATTATGTTTTTACACACAGTAGGATTTAGAAAAACGGTAACATTACCAGCATATGTTTTTGATGATGAAAGATTATCAATAGGTGCTAAAGGTCTTTTTGTGCAATTATATTATAGTAATGATAGTATATGTGCATTGAAAGACCTATGTTCCGTTACAAAAACAACAGAAGAAGAATTAAAAGTATATTTCAATGAGTTAGCAGAAAATGGTTATGTTGTTATTACAGATAAGAAATGTGAATTAAAGCACAAGGCTGTTTCTGAAAGAAAAGCAAAAGAAACTACAACAGAAGAAGTGGAAAAATATGCAGAAACCACACAACCTAAAAAGAAATCTGCTTATGAATTTATTGTAGATATTATCAATTCTTATGATTTACCTAATAATGTGAAAAACTTATTGATTACATATTTTACAAATTGGCTTGGTAAAAAGGGTAGATTTGCAGAGGCAGATGATTTACATAAAAATCGTGTTATGCAAATTATTGGAGAATTTATTTCATACCATTTATCAGAGCCAGATATGATTGATTGTGTACAACAGTCTATTGATAGAGGTTGGTATAAATTAGTACCACCAAAGAAAGAAACTAATAATTCTACTCAAATCAATTCTTTTGATAAAACTACTTTAACAAGTGGTTCTTATACAAAGGCTGATATTGAAGAAATTAAACGTAAGGCAGAAGAATTAGAGAAAAATGGAGAGAAAGGAACATTCTAATGAAAAAATTAGATGATTGTATATATAATAAAATCTGTCAAAATGAATGTACTACTAATTGTATTAGATATATTCAAATGAATAGATTATTAGAATTAAGTAATTTACCTAAATGTTTTAAGAAATCATTTGTAATTTATTCTACTGACGCAGATAGAAATGAATATATTAAATTAAATGATATTAAGAATAATATTAAATCCTTTGTAGAAGAGGGTAAGAATTTATATATTTGTTCTTCTACTTGTGGAAATGGTAAAACCACTTGGGCAACTAAACTAATGATTAAATATTTTGATTTAACTTGGGATGGTAGTTATGATGTTACTAGGGGATTATATGTTCATACACCTACTTTATTATTAGATTTAAAGAATTTTAATAATAGACCAGAGTATATCAATAGAATTAAAGACGCAGATTTAGTAATTTGGGATGATTTAGCTTTTAGTGGTAAATTAACTGAATATGAACACGAACAATTACTTATGTTTATTGATACTAGAATAAATTCTGGAAAAAGTAATATTTATACTAGCAACCAAACTAAACTTGAAGATTTAACAAGATTTATTGGTGGTAGACTTGCTAGTAGAGTATTTAATGGCTCTCAAATTATTACATTCCATTCAAATGATTTTAGAGCAAATTTAGGAGGGAACTAATAAATGATACAGTTACAAGCATTAAATCATATTATTAAAAATAAAGATGAAGACTTTTTAATGTTGTATAATGATGAATTTTATTCAAATTATAAAGATGAATTTAATTTTATTTTGCAACATTATAATAAATATAAAACTATTCCAGATGCTAGTACCGTTCTTGATAAATTTCAAGATTTTAGTATTATGGATATTTCAGAATCTCGTGATTATCTTATTCAAAGATTACACGAAGAACTTACATATAGTGCTACTGCAAAGGCAATTAACGAAACAGACTTTACAAAAGACGCTGTAAAGGCACATCAAGATTTATTAAATAAGTTATTAAGTATTCCACAATCTAAAAGAGAATATGGTATTGATATTGTTAAATCTGCAAAAGAAAGATATGACACTCTTATAGATAAACAGAATAATGAAGAGGCTTATATGTTTAGTACAGGTCTTAATGAATTAGATATGTCTATTGACGGTCTTCAAAGAGGGGAAGAATTAGTTGTAGTGTTTGCTAGAACTAATAACTGTAAATCTTGGATTGCTGAAAAGTTAGCAGTTTCAGTTTGGGAAGAGGGCTATAATGTTGGTTTCTTTTCTCCAGAAATGAGTCCTTTATCTGTTGGTTATCGTTTTGATACTTTACACAAACATTTTGATAATAAGGGTATTTTAGGTTCAAATAGAGAATTTGACCCTACTGATTATAAGAAATATGTGGATAAATTAACTAAAAAAGATACTGTTTTTAGTGTAACAACTCCTATGGATTTCAATAAAAATGTTACTGTATCAGCAATTAAACAATGGGTAACAAGATTAAAGTTACAAATGATTGTTATTGATGGTATTACTTATATGAAGAACGAAAGAAGTAATGGTCGTCAAAATACTACTGAAAGACTTACTGATATTTCAGAAGATTTAATGACATTAAGTGTTGAATTAGGTATTCCTATTGTTATTGTAGTACAAGCCAATAGAGAGGCTGCAAGAGATAAAGACGGAGAAGTAAATGATGACGCACCAGAACTTGATACAATTCGTGGTTCTGACGGTATTTCTCATAATGCAAGTAAAGTTATTTCAGTTGTACATAGAAAAGAAACTATCACATTATATATCAATAAGAATAGAAATGGTCAAGTAGGACAGAAACTTATTTATAATTATGATGTAAATACAGGTACATTTACTTATATTGATAACCCTAAATCAGGTTTAGGAATTGATACAACTACTAACACAAATAATACTAACAATGAAATGCCAACGGAAGGACTTGCAAGTTTATTTAATGATAGTGGGGAATTATAATGAAAATTGATACTTTAGAAATTCAAGCAACCACACAAGCAATTTTAGATAAACTATTTTTAGATTGTAAATTAAAGAAAAAGGTATTCTTTCAAAAGGGATATAAGGACATTGGCGATTATTATATGGTACAATGTCCTTATCATAAATTCGGACAAGAAAGAAAACCATCAGCACAGTTTAGAAAGAAAGATGCTTTATTTTATTGTTTTGGTTGTAAAGAAACACATTCTATTATGTCTGTAATTCAATATTGTTTAGACGAAAATGGTAGAAAATGGCTTTTAGATAATTTTGAATATGCTAATGTAGAAGAAAGAAAAATTGAATTTAATATAGAAGATAAGAAAAATCCTAAAAAAGAATATATAGATAAAGATATATTAAAACAATTTAGATTTACACATCCATATATGTTTGAGAGAAAACTAGATATTGATACTATTCGTAAATTTGACATTGGATATGATAAGGAAAGAGATTGTATAACATTTCCTGTTAAAGATATAAATGGTAATATTTTATTTATTGCTACTAGAAATATTAAAAATAAATTTTTCCATTATCCAACAGATGTAGATAAACCTTTATATGGTTATTATGAGATTTTAAGAGAAATTCGTAAAGGTAATGATATAAAGGAAATTTATATTTGTGAATCTATGTTAGACGCTTTATTTATTTGGAGATGTGGTAAATATGCTATTGCTTTAAATGGAACAGGTTCTACTTATCAATATGATTTATTAAAGAAATCAGATTTTAGAGTATTGATTTTAGCAACAGATAATGATGATGCTGGTAAAAAAGCAAGAGAAAGATTAAAGAAATCAATTAAAAATAAAATTATTAAAGAAATTGATTATTCTAGTTATGGAGATTGTAAAGATATAAATGATATGACAGAAGAACAATTCCTTAATGCTAAAATCATTTAAAAAGGAGATTTTATGAAAAAGAGAATTTTATCTTTATTATTTGTATTTATTTTATTATTATGTGGTTGTAATAATACAAAAGAACAATTACCAACTACATCTTGGGTAGAAAATATTGAATGGTCAGAAATTGAAGAATTTGATAAGCCATTACCTTATATGATTATGGGGGAAACTTATTATTTTCCATTGAATTATGAAGAATTATCAAATAATCAAGATATATATGTTTTAGATTATGTAAATAGTTATTCTGATAATTATTACCATTTTATTCCATTTAATGAATTTTATGGTAGTAATATAGTAAATTGGCAACTACCACTTTTCCAATTAGTATCAGAGGGAAATGTTGCATCAAACCAAACTCAATGTGTTGGAAAAATTAAAACCGATAATACTGAATATATATTTAAAACTATTGGTGTTTTAGCCTTTTTATATGACGGAAAATTTGATGAGAATAACATTCCGTCTTGTCAAGTTGGTGTAAATGGTTTAGCACAAAATGGTTTTATGATTACAACAGATATTACTTATGATAATATTGAAAGACATAATACAAATATGATACAATTACAAGATTTGATTAGTAATTATTTAGGAAAGCCGACTAAAATATATTGTTCTTGTGAATTAGCCGAAATTCCAAATCAAACAGAAATCATTACTACATATTTATTATGGGAATATGAAGATGGTCAAGTAGTAACTTTACAATGTTCAGAATTAAATACAACTGATGGTTTAAAATTACAAATTGGTGGTTTCACTTATACACCTGCAAGTTGGTCAGAAGAAGAAAGTTGGAAATTAGCAATCGAAGACTTAAATTCTAATTTTATAGATGTAACAGATACAATTTTACAGTAAAGGAGAAATTTACCTATGAGAAGAGAACTTATTTTGTTAGGCTTGATTACTGTATTATGTTTTACTATGTTAGTTGGGTGTAAAGACAATACAGTAATTGATGATAATGGACACGGAACAACAACAGAAATTGATAGTATTGTTATTGAGGCAACAACAGAAACATCAACAGAAGATGTTGTTGTAGAAGATACTAGACCAGGTATCAATGAATCAATAATTACAAAAATTGAATGGGATAATGCAAAAAGATTAGCATTTCCATATACTTATGTTATTGGGGATTATAGTTATCCATTAAATTTAAACTCTTTACCTACTTTATATATTACTGATACCTTAACAGAATATCCAAATGAAAATGAATGGACAGTAATACCTATTTCTGATTATTTGAGAAATTCAAATTTTAGTAATGGTAAAGGCGACCTTTTATGTGAATATGTTGAAGATGGAAATACAACTGATGAAAATTGTGAATTAGTTGCAGTTATTGAAAATCCAAATAAACCTAAAAAGAAAGGTTCAGATAAAGTATATATGAAATTTCATACTATTGCTATTGTGTATGACGATTTCAGACTTAATACAAAAAAATATGAAGATATTCCATCAAATATTTACTATAAAGTATCACTAAAAGAATTAGAGAAAAATGGTATTTATAATAAATGTGGTTCAGACGAAACAAAAATCAATAGTTCTGTAAATGCTATAAATGATTTAATTGTAAATTATTTAGGTATGCCATCTAATATTTATAGTACAGTACCATATAGTGAATTAGATAATACTGCAAATCAAAGTTTTATTATTGAATGGTTATATGATGACGGTAGTAGATGTACTTTAACTATTAGTGAATATAATACTAATTTAGATAAGAAGAAAGATAATGATGTTGGTATTGAATTTACAGTAGATAGTTTATATTTTTATGGAAATGGAGAATTATTAACACAGAAATATACTCACGAAAGAGTAGTTCCAGAAGAGTATAAATATAATATTATAAATGATATTAAATAAGGAGTGTTTATTGTGAAATTAAATCAAAATAATATTAAACCAGAAGATAAACAATTAGCCTTAAATGTTAGAAATTATCTTGTTGCAGGAAATAGAGTTATAGGCGACCCTGGAGAAGGGTTACGACAAACTTTAATGAAATTGGAATATGAACGAGATAATAAGAATTATGGTATTACTGATTGGAAAATGAAAGATGCTGAATTAAATCAACAAATTTCTTTAACAAAAGCAGGAATTGAAGGGGAAATTCAATTATGTGATTATCTTTCTACTTTAATTAAGTATGATGATAAATTAAATGGATTAGTAGCATTTGCAAGTTTATCTTATGATTTTGGAGATGGTGTAAATAAAGATTATATTCCTGATACTGATACATTATTAGTATATGGTAGACACGCATTAGTTATAGATGCCAAAAATCTAAAAACAAAACCTAATCAATGTCTTATGATAGTTGAGGGTGGATTTGTAATTGACGCTGATAAAGAAAAAGAACTTATATCTGTAAATCCGTCTACTCATATATGGAGAAAAGTAATGGAAGATGCAAATATTCAGTTAGATTCTATTGATGGATATGTATGTATTGTAAATGATACAGAAATTGAAATTATTAGAAATGAATATTGGTACGAATGTAATACAAAACTCATCCATATAAGTGAATTAAAAGATATTTTAGAAGATTGGGTACAAGGAAAAGATAACACATTATATTTAGATATGTTGACCGAAATTTCAAAGGCACAAATTAAAAAAGAGAAAAATATTTCCTTTGATATTGACGCAATTAAAAGAAAATTTAATGTATAATTCTTATATCAATATAAGTTAAAGTGTGAACTTTTTAATGAAATATTGATATAATGTATTATATAAAAAGCATATAAATACTGATAGATTAAAGGAGATTAAAATTATGAACAGAAATGATGAATTTGAAAAGATTAAGATTACAAAAGCAAGTACAAATAAGGCGTGTACAAATGTTTATTATGACTCATTTGGAATCGAAAAGGTGCGTTTCTCAAATGCCTCATATACGGATAAGACAAGCATTGATTGTTACCTCGACTTTGAGGATATAGCCTTACTTGCTA